GCCTCGCGCTCGACGTATTTGCCGACCAGCTCGATCTCGATGCCGTGCTGAATGAGAACCATCTTCCGCTTCAGCCGGCTCACCGCGGTATCTCCAAGCCGGCCCTTGAAATCGATGAAGCGAACGCGGCCGCCTTCGCGCACTTGCATGTCGGCCTTGACGGAGCAAAGGCGCGCGAGCTTGGCCGCGTTGTGAGAGTGGATGAATATCTCCCACGCCGGCTCGATGGCTTCGATGACGATCTCGCCGCGATCCTCGCGCGCATATTGCGCGTTGAACCAATTGGCTTCCTCGCCGCTCGGGTGATTGCGGCCGCGCAGATCTCGCGTCCACTTGGCGCGCCCCGCCCCACGCTTCTTCTTCGCGAGGGCGGCGCTGAGCTGAGCGTGCGGATTGGCGGCGGCTCGAATCATGGGGGGCTAGCTTGGGGCGCTTCCCAATGCGAGGCCAGCATGCGAGGGCTGGAAGGCGCATAGTAATCCCCAGACCGTGAGCCCGAGCGCCATCCAAAGGGCGGCCCGCCAGCCGCGCGCCTCGGCCAGATGCGCCGCGCCTCGGCCGAGCAAGATGAGCGCCAGCGCGGCGAGCCCCCATAGCAAGGGCGCCGCGAGCATCGAGCGCCAGATTTCGCCGGCCAGCGTTTGCGCGCAGATGAGAAGTAGCGTCGGGCCTGGAATGTCTTCGCTCATCGCGACATTCCCATCGCCGGCGGCTGAAGCATCTCGGCCCGATGGCCGACGAGCGCGGCGCGGCTGGCCTCATCGAAGCTCCAGCCCTTTTGCGGCGCGCACTCGATGCCGATGCTGAAGCGCTTGAGCTTCTCGCGCACGCCACAGACGACCGTGCGCGAAATGTTCGGCGAAGTCGCAACCGAGCCATCGGCCGCGAAGGCGGCGCGGAGCTCATCATCGGCGAGAAAGCGATCCCAAGCATCGAAGAGGCAGCGCGTCGTCAGCTCCTCTTGCGGATTGAGGAGCCAAATCTCGGGCGGCCGCCAAGGCTGTTGCTCGGCGAGCTGATGCAAGAGCGCCACGCCGGCGCGCGGCAACGTGTAAACTTGGCCGTTGGCGCCGCGCCCGCGAGCGCCGAGCCCGCGCGAGCCGACCTTTCCATCCGGCCACCGCGTCTCCAGTTCGGTCGCCGCACCCAGCTCGGCCGCGATGAGCTTGGCTCTGATGCGCGTGAGATGGACCGACGCGACATCGAGGCTCGACGCCGGCAAGTCGCGAAGACCGATGCCGGCCTGGCCCGCCTCCCAGATCGCGGCGAGGATGATGCGCTCGCCGCGCGTCAGATGAAGCACCGGCTCAAGCCGGAAGAGAGCGACGGCGGCTTTCATGGCACGAGCTTTCGAACCAGGACCGGCGTCGCCGCGATGAGCGCGGCCGCCTCGGGCATTTGCGCGACGGCCGCCGGCGTCAGTCGCGCTTCGATCTTGCCGCGCGCATCCTCGCGCGTCTCGATGATGCCGCTGGCGCGAAGCTTGGTGAGCTGGCGCGCATTGAGCAGCGGCATGGCCCGAACGAAGCGCGCGTGCGCGCCGCGATTGAAGAGCGTGCGCGCTTGCGCGGCCGCATCGCAATCGGTGAAGAGCCGCTGGCCGCCCGGCTCGGGCAATGGCGCGGGCGCGCCCTCATAAGGGCGGGGCTGATCTCGATGTCCTAGCATGCGGGCTCTCCTGGCTTGCGGCCAGCCAGCGCCCGGTTCGGTTAACGGCGGGTTTTCGCCGCCGGCTTCGGCTTCGCCTTGGCCTGGTCAGCCTCGCGCTTCGCCAGGATCGCCTCGGCCCGCTCAAGCTGGCGCGTGCCAATATCGCCCCCCTCATCGATGCGGCTGAGGCCCTTGCCGTCATTCATCAGGTAGAGGCTCAGCGTCGAAAGCTTGATTCCGGCGGCGGCGGCATGCGCCTTGGCGCGCTTGAGGAAAGTCTCGCGCGCGGCCGCGATGGTGGCGCCGAAGGTGGTGGGTTTGCTGCTCATGCTTCAGCCATTGGGCCAGTTCCCAAGAATCGGCAAGCGCTTCGCGCGCCGCGCGAGCCCGCCCGTAGCGCCCGGCCAGGGGGCCGCTTCTTGGGCGGGAATCCGGGCGGGAATCCGGGCGTGGCTTTCTGATCGAAAAAGGGCCTTTGGGCGATATCCAGCCACGCCCGCCCTCCCTCTTCCATCGCGGCCCTGCGGCCCTTGAAAACAAAGGCCCGCAGGGGTGGAAGGCCCCCTCAAATTGGCCCGCTTTTACCCCCCCCGCCCCGGATTACCAATCCGGGGGCGATAGCCGCCGCCCGCTTTGATCTTGTTGGACTTTTCGCGCTCAGCGCTGGGGGGCTTTGCCTTCTGGCGTGGTTCTGGCGTGGCTTTTCGGCGTGGATTTCGCGCCGGCCGCGCGCTCAAGCGCCGCTCGAAGATCGTCGTTTGCCAAGTGGGCGTAGCGCCGGGTGGTCGTGATTTGCTTGTGGCCGGCGAGGCGCTGTCCCATCGCGAGGCCGGCGGTTCGAACGATCGAGGTCACCGCGTGATGGCGCATGCCATGGACGATGCGGCCGGCCGGGATGCCGGCGCGCGCGGCCGCCGAGCGAAGCCGCCCGGCCATGGCGTAGTAGCTGATCGGGATGGCGTCGCCCTTGCGCGCGCCGCGCCCGACTTCGAACCAGCAATGAGGAAGGCCGCGCGCCTTGGCCTCGGCCGCCAGCGCCGCCAGCCGCTCGGCATGGTCCGGCAGGATGGTGACGGTGTGAAGGGATCCGTCCTTGCGGCTATCGCGCCAGACGCCGGCCCGGCCGAGATAGCGCCCCAACTCGAGTTCGGCGCCGCCGCCAGCATCGAGCTTCAGCGCGTTCGGCGGGAAGAACATCTCACCCAAGCGCGGGCCATAGCTGAGCGCCACATCGAGGAAGAGCCGCTCGGCATCGCTCGCCAGCTCGGCCGCCCAACGCTCGGCCTCGGCCGGCGCAAACTCGCGGACGATCTCGGCGGCCTCCTTCAGCCGAAGCTTGCCCCAAGCGATCCGCGGTAGGGCCAACTCGAAGACCTCGCCGGCATGATTCCAGGCCGGCCGCAGAGCATCGATGATGTCGCGATTGACCGAGCCCGCGCTGAGCGGCTTGCCCTGGCGCCCTGGCTCGGCCCGGCGCGCTTGAACGGCGGCGTTGATATCGGCGAAGCGGATCTCCAGTAGCGGCGTCTCATCGCCGAGCAAGCGGCGGACGATCTTCAGCCGGCGCTCGATGTCGCTGGCGCTGCGATGATGGCGGGCGACGTCATCCCAATAGCGGTCGCATGCGCGGCCGAGCGAGACCGGTCCGCCGGCGTCGGCGCGCACGCGGCGCTCGGCGGCTTTCTTCCTCGGCGCCTGGATGGCTGGCGCGCCATCGCGCTCGGCCGCCTTCTTCGCCTCGCGCTCGGCCTTCGCGGCCTTGGCGCGCGTGGGATAGGTCGTCGGGCTGTTGAAGCGCTGGCCGGCGCGCTCGAAGTCCCAGCGATAGCGAATGCCGGCGGCCGTTTTGCGAGAGCTGACTGTCATGGCCCCATGATGCGTGCACTGAGCCGCGCCACGGAAAAAGGGCCGAGCTTGCGCCCGGCCCCCTCATTCCGCTTCCGCCCTTCTGAAATCAGAAGCGCCAAGCACCAGTGATCGCGAAGGCGCGAACGTGCTGGCTCGGATCGGTCGGCGGGTGCGCGACTTGGCCCAGCGTGTTGCCGGTCGGCGCGAGGCTGATGACGTGCGTGCCGAAGTCGGCGTCGCTATAGCGAGCATCGAGCGAGAAGTGGCGCGATAGCGCAAGCTCGGCCCCGAGCGTCCAGGCTGTGGCTTCGGCGCTATCGCTTCCGGCTCGCTGGCCGGCGCGCGTTGTGGCGACGGGAAGATTGAAGCCGCCGGCGCAATAGCCGCCGACCGCAACCGAAGCGGCCGGATTGTCCGGGCATGATTGGCGCGTGGTGAAATCGCGCTGCCATTTTTCGACGCCGACGAACGGCGTGAGATTGCCGAAGGCATAGCCGATGCGGCCGCCATAGCCTGAGAGCCCATTGAGCCGCGAGTCTTGAACGAGCAGATTGCCATCGCGGACCGGCGCGGTTTGGATGCCATCGCCGAGCGAGCTGAATGCGCCAATGCCAACGACGAAGCCCGAGCCCTCGCCGAATTGATAGTCGAGATTTATGCGGCCGAGCGCCATGGCGCCGGCGAGCGGCTCGCTTGGCTTGCCGCCGCTGAAGCGCACGTCGCCTTGCAAATAGCTCGCGCCGACGCCGGCGCTGAGGCGAAAGCCTTCGTGGTTCTGTTGCGCGAGCGCCGCGCCGGCGGCCGCGAAATTGAGCGCGAGCATGGCCGCGCCGCTCATCAATGCCTTGTGCATGGTCTTCCCCTTGGATGGCCGCCCCCCATTGGGCGCGCCAGCGCTGCCGCTATATGGGAAAAGCCCCAAGGTTGGAAGAGCGCAAACAGAAAGGGCGGCCCGGCGGCCGCCCTCCCCTTGTTAGAAAAAGCCCGCTTTTTTCTAACGGCCCGGCTCGGGCGCGTTCAGCTCGGCAAGCTTGGCTTGGACCCAAGCGAAGGAATCCGCGCCGCGAAGGATGCGCGTGCGCGCTCGCTGATAACCCTCGCGAAGCGCCTCGGCATCGGCCAGCGCATCTTCGAGATCGGCGTGCGCCGTCTCATGCCACCAGGGCGAGCCGGCCGCGCGCTCGCGGGCGAAGACGTGATGAACGCGGCTCATGACCGCCCCGCGCGCAGATAGATGGCGAGATCGGCCGCGCCGGCGCCGCTGGAAACGCCCGCCTCCTCGTGCGCTTCCCAACGGCCATCATCGAAAGCGAGAAACTCGACTGAGCTTGAGCGATGCGCGAAGGCCACGAAATCATCGCCGCCGCCATTCTCGATCCATCCGGCGGCGCTCAGGAGCCGCTCGATATCATCACGCTTGCTATTCATTGCCCTCTCCCTCGGCGGCGCATCCGCCCTTGGAATAGTCCGACTATGGGGAATGTCCCAAAGCGGTTCAACTAAAATCGGACCAGGCGCGAAAAAGGGCGACCGTTGCCGGCCGCCCTTCTCGCCCTTGGATGCCGGCCCCCGCGATAGGCCGGCCCCGAGCCCCGCTCGCTGCTATGGGAATAAGCCCAGCCCGGCAAGCCCCCCTGCGCTTTTATCCCCCGAGCGGTGGAAAGCGCCGCCGCGCAACCCTTGCGCTTGGGGCCATTCCCAAGCTAAGCCCGCTGCTGGCACTCGGCCGAATCGAGCTGAGGCCAAGGGATCGATGGAGGGGCTCCGATGCAAGAATCCACTAGAGCCGTCAGGCCCGATGCGCTGGAAACGCGCGGCGAGCCGGCGCGCGTCATCAGCATCGCCAAAGGCAAGCGCTATGTCGGGCGCATCGTCGATGGCCGGCCGATCGTTGAAATCATGCAAGGCGAGAATCGGCGGCCGCTTCCGCTTCGCCTCGATCTCGCGCGCCATTCGCCGAGCGGCTTCAATTGGGGCTACCTCGGCAGCGGCCCCGCTCAGCTTGCGCTCGCCATCCTGGCCGATGCGCTGGCCGATAGCGCCACGGCCATCGTCAAGCACCAGCTCTTCAAGCGCGATGTCATCTCGAAGCTCGCGCGCGATGGCTGGGAGCTCACCCGCGAGGCCGTTCTCGATTGGAACGGCCAATGAGCGCCGGCGATTGGACGCGCGCCGATCTCGAAGCGCGCATGAGCGCGCTCATCGAGGAATATGCCGGCGATAAAGTCGCGGACGTTCTGATGGCGGCGCGCGAGGCGATGCGCGCACCGAAGCTCTCGCTCGCGCAGCTCATCGTCGCGGCCGATGCCGAGGCGACGCGGCGAGAAGCGCGGGCGAAGGAAATCAGGGCGACCGCCGAGACGCTGCTCAAGCCCGGCGAGATGGCCGTGCGGCGCGACCTTGAGCGGCGCGCCAGCGCCATCGGCTTCGGCGCAAGCCAGCTTCGCGGCGCCATCCGGGCGATGCAATTGGATGCGGCCGAATGAGCCGGCCTCGCGAGGGCGCGGCGTGGGTCGAGCGCCACTTTCCCGCGCATCCGGGCGCCAAGGATCACGGCGCCGGCGCTGAAGCCGGCGAGCGCATGGCCTCGCGAGCGGCGACGCTTCGAGCGCGCGTGCTGAGCCATCTGCGCGATGTCGCCGATGCGACGGCCGATGAGTGCGCTGAGGCGCTCGGCGAGAGCCCGCTGGCCGTGCGCCCTCGCCTCTCGGAGTTGAAGGTCGAGGGCCTCATTGAGAAAAGCGGCAAGCGCCGCGCCAATGCGAGCGGGCTGAGGGCGAACGCATGGCGCGCGCGGCCGCTCGAAAGACAGGACGAGCTTTTCAAGGAGGGATGATATGGAAGATGCGAAGTCGCGCGAGCCTTTGCCTGACGGCTTGCACGTTGGTTTATCGATGGCCGATCACGTCGCCGAGAAGGCGCTGAGCGGCGGCGCGTTCAAAGTCCTACTCACCGAGCCGGCTGGCCTATGGTGGGAAAGCGATGCGAACCCGCTTTATGTGGCGCCCGAGCCCAGCTCGCGCCGGCATTATCTGCGCGGCCATGCTGTGCATGCGGCGGTGCTCGAAGGCATCGAAGAATATGAGGCCGGCTTTGTCATCAAGCCCGAGGGCGTGATGACGACGCTCGAAGACCTCAAGGATTTCCTCCGCGCCAAGCGCGCCGAGCATGAGGCAAAGCTCGGCCCCGATGTGAAGCTCTCGCGCGATGAGGCCAAGCCATACCTGATGACCGGCGACCGCGCCGACCTCATCGCCCGCGTGCGCGCGCTCGATCCCGAGGCGCGCATTTGGGATGCCGAGAGTGAGAGCCGCGCCATCCTTCTCGCTGAGGACGATGAATATGTGCGCGTCGTCCAGCGCTTTATCAGTCAGGACCCAGCCTATGCGCCGCATCTCAGCGGTGGCGTCGCCGAGCTGAGCTACTTCTGGACCGAGGATGGCGTGCGCTACAAAATCCGCCCGGACTTTCTCAATCCGCAGACGGTGCTCGACCTCAAGAGCTATGGCCGAGCGCCTCGGCGCGGCCAAAGCTTGCGCCAGCATTGCGTGCGCGAAATCGCGCTCAATGGCGCGGACCTGCAGGCTGTGCACAATCATCGCGGCGTCATGCGATGCGCCGCCGAATATGCGAGCGGCAAGCTTCAAGTTCACGCGCACGGCGAAAAGGGCCGCCGCCTTGCCGAGCGCGCCGAGCAAGTCATCAGCGCCATCGCCAGCAATGAAGAGCCGCCGCTCTTCCGCTGGCTCTATGTTCGCATGGGCGGCGCGCCGACCGCGATCATGCTGCCCTTCCGCACGACGAACTCGCAATGGGCGATTGCTGAGCAAGACATCGAGGACGCCGTCGATATCTTCAAAGGCTTTCGCGAAACCTGCGGCGCCGGAATCTGGATGGCCTCGGTCGGCGAGGTCGAAATCGATGACTACGATTGGCCGCAAGGCATGATGCGGGAGCCGAGCTGATGCCTCAGATGCTTCTCGCGATCTATGCGGTCGGCGCCCTCATGGTTGGCGTCCTGGCCCTATTCTCGAAGGAAGCGCGCGGCCTCGATGGCGTGGTCCCTCGCCTGATGATGGCGTTGGTGTGCGCGGCGCTGTGGCTTCCCCTCTTCCTCATCATCCTCACCATCGCCGCGATCAATGCGGCCAACGCATCGAAAGGCTTCGCCAATGACAAGTAGAGCCGAGCTTCTCGCTGAGGCGAGCGAGGAAGCCATCAGCTTCAACGAGGCCACGCGCGAAAAGGTCGGCCTCCTCATCGGCATATGGGCCGAGAGCGGCGGCGGCAAAACGCTCACGGCGCTCATCCTCGCGCGCGCGCTGGCGCGCCACGATGGCGAAGATTGGAACGACCCGGAAGTGCTGAAGCGCATCGACCAGCGCATCGCTTACATCGATACCGATGGCGGCCGCGCGCTTCATTATGCGGTCGCGCCCGGCGAGCTTCCGCGCCTCGATTTGAAAAATCCAAGCTTCGCGTTCCGCCACGCCGACTTCAAACCGCCATTCTCGCCCGAGCGCATGCAGAACTTCATCGAGCGCGCCGAGGCGGCCGGCTTCGAGGTCATCATCACGGACAGCTTCTCGCTCATCTGGGAGGGCGAAGGCGGCGTGAAGGATATCCACGACGCGGATGCTGAAGCGGCGGTGGCGCGCGCCTGGAAGCGCTACGAGGAAGGCGGCCGCCGAGGCAAGGAGCCAAACGAGGATTCGATTCGCGGCGACGCGGGCCATTGGAAGAACGCCAAGACGCGCAATCGCGCGATGGTGGTGCGGATGCTCCAGAGCCGCGCCCATCTCATCTTTTGCGGCCATGCCGACGACAAGATGAGTATGGAGTCGAAGACCGAGAGCTTCGAGAAAGGCGGCCGCACGATCAGCTATCAGAAAACCGAAGTGACGGCGGCGAAAGACTTGCCGCCGGCCGAGCGCTGGGTGCCGATTGTCGAGAAGAAGTTCCCGCGCCAGCTCGCCATCAGCATCGTGCTCGATCCCGCAAGTCCAGGCGTGCCGATTCCGAAGAAGCCGCTCAATGTTCAGATGCGCGATTTCGTGCCGCTGGATCGCCCCATCGATTACGAGGTTGGCCTCAAGCTCTCAGCGTGGGCGCATGGCGCATCGCTCGATGCGATGCGGCCAGGGCGCGCGGAATCCGGAAAACCAGTTAGCGCATCGGGCGCCCCCTCCTCGCTCGATGCGCCAAGCGGCGCGGCCGAAAATCCCCCAACGACCGCGCCGCCACCTCTCGAAGATGAGCAAGGCTCGCTCGGCGGCGACGACTTTTTCCCCGGCGACGTGAAGCTTGTCGAGCTATGGGGCGCGGCCTTCAATCCGGCGCTGCCAAAAGAGATCGCGCTGCCGGGTGAGGTCAGCGACGCCGAGTGGAAAGCCTACGGCGAGGCTTTGCGCCAGCTCATCGCAACAGCGCCGAGCGCCGTGCTGATGACGCGGTGGAGCGAGGCCAATGCTGAGGGGCTGGCGCGATTGAAGAAGCGCTCGGTCAAGCTCTGGACTTGGACGCTTGAGCCCATCGGCGAGCGAGCGCCAGCATGAGCGGCTATCGACTGAGCCGCGCCGAGCGCGAGCTGATGGTCGAGCGCTTGCTTCGCGGCGAGCACGCCTACGCCATCGCCGAAGATTTGGGAGTCGACAAAACGCTCCCCAGCCTTCGCGCCTTCACATGGGGCTTCAGAGAACCCAGAAGCGCCGGGCCGATTGACCGGCATATCGCCAAGAAGATTCGCGCGCGCCGGCTGGAGATCGGCAAGAGCCAGGAACAGCTCGCCAGCGATTGCGGCGTCACCTTTCAGCAGGTGCAAAAATATGAAAAGGCCATCAACCGCGTCAGCGCCTCGCGGCTTTTTCAGGTTGCCCGCTCGCTCGATACATCGGTGGGCGCGTTTTTCGAGGGCTATCGCGGCTGAGCCTTCAGGGAGACTTAGCTCTCCTTGGGATATTCCCCAAGCGGACGGCCGCCGAATCCCTCGGCCGCCGCTTGGGAGATTTCCAAAATGCTATCGCGTCTCTTCTCTTGGGCTCAGCGCCATGGCCTTCGCGCCTTTGCCGCCATCGCCCTCGCCGCGCTCACGCTGGCGCTGGCTTGCTTCAATGTTTCGGGCTGGCTTGCCGAGCGCCTCGCCCTTCTCGCCATCCTGGCCGCGTGCTTCGAGGCCATTGGCTTCGTCTTCGCCGTGCTCACCGAGGATGCCGTTCGCCACGGCCGCTGGGATCGCGCCCTGGTTTGCTTCGTCATCCTGCTCGGGGCGGCCGCCTTCAACACAGTCGGCGGCCATCGCGCTTGGGAAGCCTCGATGGGGCCGCGCCAAGATGAGGAGCGCCAGCACGCCCAACGCGATCTCGACGCTCATCGCGCCAGCCTTCAGCTCGCGGCCGCGCGCGCTGAGGCGGAAATCGAGCGCGTCCCACTCCCCTCGCCCGACCAGCTCACCGGCCGGCAAGCGGAAGCGCGGGCGACTTGGGAGATGGCTACCGCGGCGCCCCGCCAGCGCAAGGCGACCGCCGAGGCCGAGCTTCTGGCGCTGCCGACAGTCGCCCCCGCCCCGGCCGCCGAGTTCGATGCCGGGCTGGTTTGGGGCTTCCTCGGCTTCCTTGAAATCGCCAAGGCGCTCGGGCTGTGGGCCATCGGCATGAACGCCGTGGTCGCGCAACCCGCTTCGCGACCATCGCGCGAGACCGTATCGGGGGCGAATAAGGCGGAAGCCCCTACCCGGGTTTGGGCTGGCGGCTTCGATGCTTCCGAAGCGGCCCGGCGCCTGGTCAGCATGCGCCGCGACCGCCAGCCGGCCGGCGCTTAATCGCCCCGCCCTGGCCGCTGATGAAGGCCCCCGGCGATGAGCTGGGGGCCTTTGCTGTTTGCTAGATGCTCACCAGAAGCTCTTCGGCCGGCACGGCGCCGAGGCTCACCACTGGATGCTGGACCCCGAGCACGGTCAGCTCGACGCCGCCGCCGGCATTGAGAAGCGCCAGCTCTTCGGCGCTCGGCTTCCAGACCGAGATCATGCGCTGGCCTTGGCGATGGATCGGGAGCGGCGAGCACTCGCCCTCGTTCGGATCCCAATCGGCCGGCGGGTTCGGGCAAGCGGTGGTGGCTCTGGTGAAGTATGGGATCACTGGCCGCCCTTCCCTCTCTTCAGGCCATGGCGAGCGGAACGCCTTTAGGCCAGACTTTCGCCACCGCATGGCGGCTGCAGCCGATATGGCCGGCGACGCTTCTGAAGGCCGGCACGATGCCCCTCCGATGAAGCGCTTCGCGCGCCTGTTCAATCTCATCAAGGCTCGGCAGATAGCCCGCCGGCCGCGCTGGCGTCGCCGCTGGCTGGCTGAGCGGGGCCGCCGCCGCCTCATGCGCCAGAGCCGGCGCGCTCGCCGCTGAGAGGGTGGCGGCCGCCGCCACGGCCGCCTTTAGAGCGCCGCCCCTGTGAGCGCCGCCCTGGGCTTTCCCTGAGCCCTTGCAAGCGCCCTGACCGGCGCTCGCCCGCTTAGCCCGCTCGGCCGCCAGAGACGCCACAGGCGCGGCCGTGGCCGCCTTCTCGGGGGCGTCCGTGGCCGCGTCCGCCGCTGCCGCCGGCGCCCTGGCCGCCAGCTCAGCCCGGCGCAAGCTTGCTTGCCGGTCGGCGTCCGCCGCCCGCTCAGCCGCCGCTCGATCCAGGGCGTCCGCCGCCGCCTTGGCCGCCGCCACATCGGCGCGGCTGGCTGAGCGGCATGCCTCGATGACGAACGTCATGGCCGGCTTGACGGCCCCCAGCAGGGCGCCGGCGATATCGACCACCCACCACTCGGGCAGGCCATCGCGGCGGCCGCTGATGAGGCACCAACCAAGATGGACGCCGGCCAGCGAGACGAGCCCGCAAAGGACCGCGCAAGCGATCGCGAGCCGGAAAGCGATGAGATGCTCCGGCCGCCCCTGAAGCGCCTGAGCCATCGCGGTCGCCATTTGGGCGACGCCGAGCGAGAAGCCGGCGACCCCGGCGAAGGCCAGCACGCACAGCCAGCGAAGCGCGCTCGGCCATGGCGCCGGCAAGATGGCGAAGGTGGCGAGGAAGCCGCCGACCGCCAGCACGGCGCAGCAAACCACCAGCCCGCCGACGAATACTCGAGACCAAAAGAAGGAGCGCTCTTGTTCCATGACGCCCCGGATTCTCACGCGCGGCTTAGGGCTTCGTTAAGCGGGCTCGGTTCATGCCGGCGATGGGCGTGACCAGCTCGGCCAAGCGCGGCGGCCTCGGGATGAAACAGCCCCCTCGCCTCAGCGCTTGGGTCAGCTCATCCCCGGCCGCCGCGCCCTCCATCTCCTTAAGAGTCTACGTAGGGCTACGAAGAAACACCGGCCTTCGCCTTAATGCGAAGGGCCGGCGCGCATGGCGGCCGGCCCCAGCATCGAACGAAAAGAGGGCGCTCAGTTCGCCGGCGCATGCCCGTTAGCGAGCGGGCGCTTGCGGCCATTGCGGCCGAGGAGCGTATCCATCTCGCGCTTCGAGACGAGCGGCGCCTTCGCCGATGGCCGCGCCTTCTTGGCCGCCTTTTTGGCGCGCTTCGCCGCCGGCTTGGCCTTGCGCGCTGGCTTGGCCGCGCTCTTGCGCTTGGCCTTCTTGGCGGGCTTGGCCTTCTTGGCCTTCGCCTTCGCCGGGGCGCGGACGGCGACGCCTTCTTCGAGATCTGCGAGCGCGCGCAACGCGGCCGCCTGACGCTCAAGCTCGGCGGCGACGCCTCGCATCTTCGCGGCCTTCGAGCTGATGGTCTTGGTGGTCTTGGTCATCGATCTTTCCCTTCAATGCTTCATTTTTTCAGCGGCCGAATCGTCGGCAATCGCTTTGTCGATCTCAGCCTTCAGCCAAACCGCCGAGCGTTGGAGAGCGGCGGCGATCTCGTCGATGCACCAACCGATGTCCATCAATTCCATCGCGGCCATCACGGCCAAATTATCGACGCGCTCTTTAGTGGCGGCCATGGGCGTAAGCCTCCCAGCGCGCGTTCATCTCATCGAACAGCGAGACAAGCCGATTGGCGCGATCTTCTTGGCATGAGCCGAACGCCTCGGCGGCGACCCATTGCGATAGGCTCTCGCCGACGCCAAGCTCGGCCGCCTCGGGAAGCTCGCCGCGCAAGCAAAGCACGCCGGTCCTCAGCGAAGGGGAAAGCTCAACGTGCGGCACGGCCGGCGGCGAGCGCGGGACATGGCGGAAGGTGGCGCAGCTCGCGCACGCGGCAGATAGCATCGCGAGCAAGAGCAGGGTCGATGCGCGCTTGAGCCCCGACCGTACCGGGAGCGGCCGCGCGCGGGCGTTCAAATTGACGGCGCGCATGGGCGGCCTCCTGATTAAGTTGGTTGGCGCTGCGCGCATGCGCGTCGCTTTCGATGATGACGCTTGTGGCGATAGCGCCGTTGACGCCGGCCGCATCGCGCTCATCGCCGGCATCGCGCACGGCGGTCTTGCTTCTCTCGGCCGAGCCGCCGGCGAGATAGATCGCCAGCAAGGCCCCGGCGATGGCGGCCGCGATGCCGAGGCCAATCCAGACGCGAGGATTGACCTTTTGCAAGGCCAGCAAGGCGGTCGCCCACATCTCAGTGCGCTCCGACCAGCGCGGCGCGCTGAGCCGGCGAGGGGATGCGCGGCGGCGCGCCATCGACCGCGAGCGGCGTGAACAGATTCACGGCGACCAGGCCAACGAACATAATCGGATGCGAGGCAAGAAACTGCAGCGCCGGCTGGCCGCCACTGATGGTTCCGATGTCAGCGAAGGCCGCCATCCAAAGCGGGCGCGCGGTGATGCGCGGACCGAGCCAAAGCCAGACGCAATGCGCGCGCACCCACGCGGGCTCGCACGTCTTGGCGAAAGCGCTGAGGCCGCCTTGAACGAAGAGGCTGAAAGTCGCCGGGCGCGGCTTGGCGCAAAGCCATGATGCGAGCGCCACGGCGACGATGAGGGTGGGGACGAGGACGATGAGGGAAGCAAGGAGGATTTGGGTCATGAATCGAATCATGACGCCAAGCCGCCCCCGAGAGGATTAGAGCGCGGCCGCGACGCGCCGCTTGGTCGCCCACTCTTCCACGCGCGCCACAATGAACCGCTGTTGCGCGAGAAAATCGGTCTTCATTTTCGCCGCGATTTCCTCGGCGCTCGGCGCGGGGCCATCGAGCGTGGCCTCGAAGCTCTCGATCTGAAAATGGTGCGGATGATCCGGCCGATGCAGCAAAGGCGCGCCCGATGCATCGCGCATGACGCGGCCATCAGGCTCGGCAATAGAGCCGGTCATCACAAACAGCGGCGAGCCGAAGCCGTTGTCGCGCGGCTCGATGTGTATGCGAACATGCGTGTCGGTCGCCGGCGCGTGCCAGATATGCCGGCGCTTGCCGTCGCCGCGATCCGGGAGCGTCGCTTTGTGCTGATAGCTGAGGTCGGTCATCTTCAAAGCATCCTTGCGCTCTATACCACGTAATTGGCGCCGCCACCGCCGGCGCCGCCGCCGCCGCCGCCGCCGGGGGGTGGGGGTGGGGGTGGGGTGAACGTGCCGCCGCCGGTTTGTGTGCGCTGAATCCCACATGGGATATAATCGGAAGCATCGAGATAATAGGTGGCGGCGGTCAAGAGCGACGTTGTCGTGACAAAGGCCGCGGTGCTCAAGCGATAGAAGACCCAATATTTGGTATCGGTCGCGAGGCCAGTGATGGCCGCCGATGGAATCGCATAAGTGACGCCGCCGACATAGCTGGCGTTATGCGCGGCCACATCGATCTCGCTCGATGAGGGCGAGCTGAGCGGCGGCTCGACATCGCGGACCAGGCCGGTGCCGCCGAGGACGCCAAAGGGCAGGCCGTCAACGGTCTGGATGCGCCCTTGGCCATCGGTGATGGTGCCCGGCGAGCCGGGGCGAGTGAGCGCTGTGCTCGAAGCCGGCGCGATTTCATCGGCCGCATAATTCCAATCGAAAACCGTCGACGCGGTTTCGCGCATGCTGAGCAGGCATCGCGCTTGCGGTGCGCCGCCGGCGCGCGCGTTGACGATAGCGATTTGAACGGTGTCCACATTCCAGAGCTTCGCCGTTCCGCCCCAGCGCGCGCTCGTCATGGTGACGTTGTCGCCGGGCGTCAGTTCGAAAGCCCAGAGCGGGGCGAGGACTTGAAGAGCGCCCTCCTTGCGCGCCGCGCGCAGCGCGATTTGGTCGAGCCGCTGGCCTTGGCTGAAGGAATAGCAAAAGCGATAGGCATAATTCGTCTCGAAGCGATCGCCATCGGCGGTGATGGCGGCGGCATCCTTGCGAGGCGGAAGCGGGGCCTCCTGATAGCCGTTGGTCGGGCTGACATAAGTCGAGACGATGGCGTTGATGCGCTCGTCGGCGGTTCGCTTGGCGGCGAAGCTGATGGCGCCATCGGCGAGCAGGTCGGACTCGTCGATGGTCATCACCGAGGCGCGGGCGACGCCCGGAAGCAAGACGATCTCGCCGCCGCGATCTATGTGCTTGCCGGCCATGACCGCGCAGATATCGGCGAGCACATCGCGCGCGGTGGATGCGCCAGAGATTACGCCGCCCATGCGGTAGCGCTTCTCGGTGCCGCCTGCGAGCAAAGTGATCAGCTCGTCGCAATCATCGGCGCCATCGATATAGTCGGCATCGGGCAAATCGGCGTCGGCGACGCCCAAGCCGACGACGCGGATGCCGTTGTTGGTGAAGCCCTTGAGGAATTGCCGGCCGATGAGAACCGGATTTTCCGAGAAGACCGAAGCGGCGGTGCGCGGGTCGTAAACCGGCGCGCCCGAGCCGGCGAAAACTGGATTGAAGCCGCCCTGCCAAGCCTCGGTATCGTAGGTCATGCGAATAACGGCGTAGGCCATGCCGCGCAGGCGAAAATTGGAATCGAGCAGCGAAGGGAAGGCGGCGAGCAAGTCGGCGTCGGCGGTTTGGGTTTGCGTGCCGGTATGAATACGCACCGAAAGCTGGTTGGTCGAAAAGCGCGTGTTGCGGAAATGCGATGTGCACTCGCGAAGCCCGGTGTGAATGTCGCCAGAGAAGGTGAGCTGCTCGCCGTCATTGAGCACGATGGTGTCGGTTTGAATCTCGGCGTCGCTGATGATGATGACGCGCCAGAGATATAGGTTCTTGGTGCTATTGGTGTTCTCGAAAGCCAGCGAGCCGCCCGTCGCATAGTGGCCGACGCACACTTCGCGCTTGAAGGCCGGATCATATTTGGTCGCGAGCTGAGTGCCCTGATCCATACTTTTCGGCTTGGGCGTGAGCGCGCCGATGGCCGCCGAGATAACGGCCGAGACGGCAAGCTGAACCACAAACGTGCCGATGCTGGCCGCGAGCGTCGCTCCAACAACGGGCGTGAAAATGGCGACGACGAAAGCTGTGGCGGCGGCAATGAGCGGCGGCATCAGATGCTCCAAGCCAAAGCGCTGTCAGCCAGCGGAATCAATTCGAGGCCATCGTCGCCTTGGCCCCAGACTTGGCCGCGCCCGGCATAGACCATGACCAAATCGAGCGGCGGGCGATGCAGCACAACAAAATCGCCGAGCAATGGCCGGCGCGCTTGCGGCAAGATCGCGTCGAAATATTCGACGATGCTGCGATGCCCGAGGCGCATGAGCTGGCGCGCCGCGCTGAAGCGCGTGTGGCAATGGCGAAAGGGGCCAGCGATATCGGGGCCGCCAGTGATCGCCATCGCCAAGTCGGCGGCGAAGGTTCCGCAATTATGCGCGGCCTCCCAATCGAAGCGCCGCGAGCGATTGGCCTCGATGAAGGCGGCGAGCCTGATGCGCCAATCGGGAAAGCGAGTGAGCTGCATCGGCATCAACCGAACAGCGTTTTGATGGCGTCGTTGACGCGCCCAAAAACACCGCCGCTTCCGCCGCTATGGACGCCCACAGCGGCCGGCTTCGAGCGGCCCCAATAAACCGCGCCGGCGCCAGCGATGGATGCCGAGACAAACTTCAAGCCGGTGTCGCCCGGCCATATCTCGTTCTGATCTTCATGGCTGCGCGTGCGCCCGCCGCGATTGCCGTAGCGCCGCGCCACGCTTTCCAGCGACATCGTGAGGATGGCTTGCGCGCGCCCATCGGCGCCCATTTCCTCGCTCTGGCGGAATTGATCGATGAGTCCCGAATAGCGGCGGATGACAAAGAGCAGCGCGCGCGTCTCGGCATCGATGAAGGCGAATTGAATATTGACCCGCCTGAGCTGATAGGTCTCGGCCTCGATTTGACCGAAGAGGGCGCCGGGATCGCCACCGCCCGGCACGCCATCCAAAAGCTTGGTGCCATTGAGCTTGACGGTGATGCCTTCCGCGCCGAGGTCTTGGCCGGTTTGGATGGCGCTCATCTCGCAAAATTCAGCCGCCGCGAGATAGGCCGCGCCGCCATAAGTCCAATTGCGCCAGCCGTCCCAAAAGGAATAGCGGCCGCTGTCGAGATAGATATCCATCAGCGTGCGAACGCCGATGGCGTTGCGGCGAAGCGCGGCGCGCTGATCGGCTGTTAATGTGATCGGCATGTCGCGCAACGTGCGCGGGCTCGATTGATTGCGCGTTAACTCAAGCTGTCCAACTGACGCCGGAATAGGCTAGACCGCCCGCGCCGCCGGCAAATCCGGACGAAACCTTTGCGGCGCCGCCGCCAGCGCCGTAATTGGCGCCGCTTGCTGGCCCGGCGGTGCCGTCATCGTTGATGCCGCCAGCGGCGCCCGACCCTGAGTCGCCGCCTTTAGATGGGCTGAGCCCAACGCCGCCGGCGCTTCCGTTTGTGTTGGTGGTTGCGCCGCCACTGGCTACGCCACCGGCGCCAACCGCCGCAGTTGTTCCGCCGTTACCGCCGCCGGCGCTATGAGCGCGGCCGGAAAATCCGCCGGTCCCGCTCGATGTTGAAGTCGCGCCGCCGGGAGTGCCATTGCCGGGGCCGCCGCCAAAGGCGCCAACGCCTTGGGCGCCGCACGCATAATTGATATGATCGCCAGGAGTCACCGCAAACGCGGCGTCGAAGCAATAAGCGCCGCCGCCGCCGCCGCGCACGTTGCCCGACGTGGTCGCGCAATCGCCGCCGCCGCCGCCGCCGATGCTGGTGAGCGCGCCGTGTCCCGCGCCCGCCGGCGCGGTCCATAAGCCCGAGCCGCTCGTCGCAAAGTCTGTATACGGCGAAAAGGCAGCACCCGCGCGCCGGCGGCGGCCGAAGATGTGGCGAAAGGCTGTGATCGCCAGCGGATCGCCATCGTGAAGCGCTTCGAGGAAGCGAGCGAAACAAGCGTCGCCAACGCGCGGTGCGAACGCCGCATAATCATCGGGTCCCTCCAGCACGATGCGGTGCGAGCCGGCGGGCAAATCGTGCCGCCGCTCGAAGCGCGCCTCCGAATAGAGCGCAAGCCCTGGCCCCAATAGAATTTGAGCCGAGGGCTTTTCGACGATGAGCGGCGGGCGCGGCGGAAGGATTAGAGCGGGGCGGGCCAATGCGTGTCCTCAGCAAAATCGAGCGGAATGGGATTGGCCGCATTGAGGACGTTGCTCGCGGCGCGCACGGCCTTCACCCAAGCCCAAGCGGCGGCCATCGCCGCATGCTCGCCAAGCTCATCGGCTGAGAGAGCGCGCGCGGCCGCGATTTGCTGAAGCTCGACCGATCGCGCGATCATGTTGGTTTGCTTCCAGCTTGGAAGCACGGCCAGGATGCGCCGGCTCGCCTCGGCATCGACCGCCGCCTTCTGCGCCTCCGCGCCTTGGCGAGCAACAAGCCAGACTTCCAGCACATCGGCCTGGCTGACCGCATAGGTCATGGTGCGGACCTCAAGCGCGGCGTTGAAATTCGGCGGCGGCGATTGCACCAGCGGCCGCAAGCGCGGGCCGCCATCCGGCGCGAGCTTGTGCGAGGCGACAAGCGCGGCCTCCAATTGCAAAATCTCTTCAACCGATCCGTCATCGGCGATGCGCGCAAAAAGGCTGGTGCTCATTAGGCGTCCGTGTTTTGGCTGGAGGTGAAGAGAACCGCGATCCCGAGCAAGCGGCCGGCGACCGCCAGCGTGTCGGAGCCGCTCGTCGCGTTGCGATAAATCTGGAAGGGCAGCAGATCTTCAGCGGCGAATGAGCCGCCGGGCGTCACCGCCGCCGTCGCCGCGCTGATATAGCAAGTATCGGTCGCGCCGCCGGCATCGGTGACTTCCTGCGCGGTGCCCCACGCAATATCGAGCGCATCGCCATCGCCTCGGCCGGAAGCTTGGAAGCCCCAGACAATGCCAAAATTGGTGGCGGTCGATGGGTGGGCCCAGACAAAGACGACGCCGGCGATGTTGTTGTTTGAGAAGCCCTTCGGCGCGCGAAGCTTGCCGCAGGCATATTGCGTCGTGCTCGGGTCGAAGCTGAGATAGTCGTAATTGTTCTTGTTGGTCGTGGTTTCGAGCGTCGCCACCGCGGTGCAGCCGTTGGAGGCGCGCGGGGCCATGGCGGCCGCGTCAAACCACACCGCCTCGGTGCCCGCGCCGATCAGCTTGGCCAGGATCTTCTTGGGCAGTGAGGCCGAGGCGTCATAGGTCTCGACATAATCGGCGCTCATATCGGGCGCGGCATCGTTCGTCAGATCGTTGACGGTCGAGAATTGAAGCGCGGTGCCGATGAGCGAGAGGCGCGAGCCGACAACCGTCGCCGCGATATCGGCGAGATTGCCTGTCGAATTGGCGGCGCGGCCGACGACGCTATTGGCCGCGCCCTGGCGCAATTGAGCGTTGCCGACGCCGTTGGTGGTGATGGAAAAAGTCGAGCCCGTCAGCGTGAGCGTGGTGCCGTCAGCCGAATAGGTGCCGCCGCCCGCGCCGATTTGCGCGAAGGTCAGCGCCGTGGTGCCGACCGTGATTGAGCCATTGTTGGTGCACGTCCATTCGGTGTCGTGATAGGTCGTGCCTTCCTTCACCATGAAAGTCGCATTGACCAGCTCGGCGGACGTGTCGGAATCGCTCGTGCGCGTGGGCGCGCCAGAGGCGTTGACCGTGTAGATGCCATTTTCAGCGCCGGCGGTTTGGCCGGTGATGGCGATGCGGTCGCCGGTCGCCAGCGTCACGCCATCGACGCTTTGTCCGTTTGCGTAAGCGGTGGCGAGCGCGCCGTTGGTGGTCGCAATCACGCGAACCGGCTGCTTCCATTGCCGCCCATCGAGCAGCGTCGAAACATAAGAGACGATAGCCGCTTGCGTCGCGAGGCGCGTGTTGGAATTGGCCGCCATCGTCGCGTCGGTGTCGGTGGTGAAGCCGGCGAGCGAATCGAGATTGGCGCTCCATGCCTGGACGTTGGTTCCGATGGCCAGTCCAAGATCGGTTCGCATTTGCGCGAAGGTATGGCCGAGAAGCGTCTGAGCATTGGCGCTCGGTGCGACGCTCGCATAGGTCGTCAGGTTCGCATTATAGGCTTGCACATCGGTGCCGATGACCAAGCCAAGATCGGTCCGCATCTGAGAGAAGGTGTGGCCGAGCAAAGTCTGAGCGTTGGCGCTCGGGGCCACCGCCGCGTAGGTCGTCAGATTGGCGTTATAGGCTTGAACATTGGTGCCGATAACCAGGCCAAGATCGCTCACCATTTGCGAGAACGTATGGCCGAGCAGCGTTTGCGCGTTGGCGGTCGGCGCGATGGAAGCATAGGTGACGAGATTGGCGCTGTAGGCTTGGACGTTTGTGCCAATCACCAGCCCGAGCGCTGAGCGCACAGAGCTTGCGCCGCCCAACGCCGTCACATATCCGGCGAGGTCGACGGCCGCGAGAAGGTTGCCGCCGAATGATTGCGCGGCCGCGAGATAGGCCCAGCGCGCCGCATTGATGGTGCCGGCGCTGGCTTCGACGAAAGCGATGGCGGTCGTGCCGAGCGTGCCGCCGTCATTGGCGCTCGATTGCCAAGCGGTTTCCGCATTGGCCGTGCCTTGCTGAACCGCGATGACGCAGCCGACCAGCTCAGCCCATGAATCATAATCGCCGGCGCGCGTCAGGATGAAGGGATGCGTGCCGTCGCCGGCTTGCGTGACGACATAGACGCCATTCTTGAGCTGGCTCGCCTCATCCTTGACCAAGATGCGCTTGCCGACCGCCGGGCTGGCGCCGTCAACGCTGAGCGCGCCATTCGCTGAGGCGGTGATGACGCCGGCGGAATAGGTGTTGGTCGCGAGCGCGGCGGCCGTCGCATAATCGACGACCGGGCGCGGGCCGCCGCTTGAGCCCCAGCCGGCGGCATTGAGCGCCGTGACGACCGCGTTGAACTTTTGAGCGGCGGTCCGCAAAGGGTCGCCGGTGCCATCGCCGGGGGCCGCGCCAACGCCGATAAGATCGAAGCCCATGCTGCTCTCACTCGCTTCTGAGGGTTTGAATTGCTTCGATGCTCGCCTTGCTTGTGGCGAGACCCGAGAACGGCACGCCCGATTTCAGAATCAGCATCTCCGCGCTCGCTTTCGCCATCGTGAACGAAGCCGGAAGCGAGGCGCTGGACGCCGGCGGCGGCGGCTCGACCGCGAGGCCGGTCACTAAGCCAGCGCCATCGGCGACGGCGGCGCCGCAAATATGCAAGCGCCGCGTCGCGCCATCGTCCCAATGTCCATAGTCGCCTTCGCTGATGACGGCGCCGGGCTGGAAGCCATCGAGATCGATCGTGCTTGCGGCCGCGTTCACCGCGACGATGCGCGGCGAGCCCCAAGCGGGCGCGCTATCGCAAGTGATGGCGATTGAATCGCACGTCACATCGACCGCGTCGCACGTCACCCAGAAGTCGAGAGCATAGGCGAGGGGAAGCACGCGCGCCGGGTCATAGACATAGATGCTCTTCAGCGCGCCGCGCCGGTTCGCCATCAGCCACTTATATTCGCCCGCCAGCGCGTGGCTCAGATCGGTCGTGGCGATGGATGCATACCAAAGCGCTTGGCCGAAGGCGTCGCCCTGATAGCCGCCACCGCGGATCGGACTTTGCAGAACCATCGGCCGGAGCTCAAAATCGCCGGCGACGAGATAGGCTCTCGCGGGAAGGGGAAGGCCGCTCATGTCCGGCGGATAGCTTGAACCCCGCTAAGACTTAGTTTCTGGGTGCGGCTCGCGGCGTCGAAAGGCAGCTTGGCGGCCGTCAGAGTCATTTCGCAGGAGGCTTTTTCCATCACGAAAGGGACCGGCAACGTCGCCGTCGCGCTCGGCGGCGGCGGCGGTTCGACCGAAATGGTGGCGTTGCCGCTCGCATCCGCGACGGCCGGGCCGCAGATGTGAAGCATGCGAACCGGGCCGTCATCCCAATGGCCGTAATCGCCGGCCGAGATGATGGCGCCCGGCGCAAAGCCAGTGCAATCGATGGTGCTGGTGTCCTGATGCACCGCCGCGACCATCGGTGAGCCCCATGGCGAAGCGCCGGCCACATAGGGATAGTAAGCGAGCGGGCAAAGCCGCTCGTTGTCGAAGAGGTAGAGCGAGCCGATGACGCGCAAGCGCGCGAGGAGCCACTTGTAGCTTCCGCCCTGCGCGAGGCTGAGGTCGGTTGTATCGACATCGCAAGCCCAAAGCGCATCGCCGAGATCGACGGCTTGATGGTCGCCGCTCCGAAGCAGATTGATGGCTTGCGGAAAGATGAGGCGAAAGTTGCTGCCGAGGAATTGCGAGCGCGCCGGCGGCGAGAGCTTGAGCGCGGTCATCAGAGCCGCCCGCGCTGGCGCATGTCGGCAACAATCGAGCGCGTCCGGATATCGAAGGCGGCGCGGTCGTTGGCGGTTTGCTGGCGCAAGGTCGCCAGCTCTTGAGCCGTGGCGCCGTCGAAATGATAGACCGGCGCAAAGACGAATGAGGGCGCGCCGCCGCCGCCGCCCAGCGCATTGTTCGGAAGCACGGTGACGCCAGTGCGGCCACCGAAGACCGCCTCGATGCCGCGCTCGCCGACCGTTCCCCACTTGCCCGGCGGGATGAAGCCGCCGTCCGCATGCGGGCCGGTGAAAAGCGAAGTGATGAAAGACGTGAGGCCGCTCTTAGCGCCGCCGCCTTTGCCGCCCGATTTGCCGCCGCCGAGCGCGCCGTTGATGAGGCCGCTGATGGAATTGGCGAGCGGCTGGATGACGGTCGCGCGAAGTACCAGCAAGAGAATGTCCTTCGCGAGCTGGCGCAGCATGTCCGATAGCTTGCCGCCCTCGGTGACGGCCTTCTCGAAAGCCGAGCCGAAGGCATCGCCGATGCTGCGCGCGAGGTCGCCCATGCGGTTCATGCGCTCTTGCGCGCGCGCGAGCTGTTGGTTCGACTGATCGATTTGGTCGGCGAGCTGAAGCGCATCCTCCATGGTGAGGTTGGCGTTGCGATGCATCAGCTCCAGAGCGATCGTCATTCGGCGATAGGCCGCCGCGCCCTGATCGGCCGCCTCGGCGAGGTGCTGGTTGTCGCTGATTTGCTCGACCGCTTGGCGATGCTGCTCGTAGCCCGCTTCGAGCGCGCGCTGGCGTTGTTGCTCGGCGCGCTCGCGGGCGTTGATGGTGTTGGTCAGCGCCTCGCGTTCGTTGACATATTGCTCGGCTTGCTCGCGCGTCAGATGCTCGCCGGCGTTGGTCGCCTCATTCAGCGCATCTTGGACCGCCTTCAGATGCTCAAGCTGTTGCGTGGTGAGGCCCACAGCGGCCGCCTGCGCGCGAAGCGTTTGAAGCTCCTGCGCGCGGCGCGTCGAAGGAAGCACCGTGCCGGGGCCGCCGGCGTTGGTCAGGTCGAGGTCGTCCACTGTGCTCGTGCTGATGGCGTGCTGAGCGCCGCCCGGATTGCCGCGCCGAAGCGCCTCGGCCTGATCCGGATGCGCGCGCGCCCAAGCGTCCCACGAATAATCGCGGGCCTGCCGGTCGCGAAGGTTTTGCTCCATGGCGCGATCATAAAGGCGCTGGCGAAGCGGCGCGGAATCGGCGTCGTTGGTCGCGCGAAGCGCCGCGAGATATTGCGCGTGCGTGGTCGTGCGGTTGGCCTCGGCGGCCTGAAGCTCGTTTTGCGTGGCGGTGCCCGGCAGCGCGGCCATAAAGCCGCCGCGTATCGAGGCTTGAAGCGCCGTATGATAGCGCGCGTCCGCTTGCTGGGCTTGAGCGTGAAGGAGCTCAAGGTTGGCTTGCCGCTGATCGCGGAGCGCGGCGGCCGTGTCGCGCGATGCCGTTGCGAGCTGCTGATTAAGCTCGGTGATGCGCGCCATCGGCGCTTCCGTGTTGTGCATCGCTTGCGCGACGCCATCGATTTGCGCCTTCACGTCTGAGAACAAAGCGAAGGCGGCGACCGCGCTGAGCAGCAGCGCGATAAGGCCGACCGGGCCGGCGAGGACGCCGAAGATGGCGCCGAAGGCTTGAACCACTGTGCCGACGATAATCAGCAGCGGCGGGATGGCGGCGACGAGAGCGGCGAAGCCAGAGACCGCGAGCAAGAGCTGAGGGTTGACGTGCGATAGGCTCCGGAAGAGGTCGGCCAATCCGCGCGCCAAGCCTTCGACGAAACTGGTGACGCCAGCGTTGCCGATGGAAAGCTGGAGCGACTCAAAGGCCGACTTGAGCGAAAAGATCGCGCCATTGAGGCCCTGGTTGTAAGCGTCGGCGACGCGGTTGGCGGTGCCTTCCGACGCTTCCAGCGTGACCACCAGCGTTTGCAGCGCATGCGAGCCCATGCCGGCCAACGCGGCCATCGCCGGGCCGGCGCGCTGGCCGAAGAGCGTCATCATCAAGCCGGCGTCGTTGGAGTGCGACTCAAGCTGGCGGATGATGCCAACCAGGTCGAGGCCGCCGTTGGCGAAGCGCGTCACCGAAACATGCGCCGCATCCATGGCGTCGCGCACTTGCTTCGACGGGCTCAAGAGGCGCGAGAGAGCGCCGCGAAGCGAGGTGCCGCCCATCGAGCCTTGCAGGCCGGCATTGCCGAGCATGCCGAGCGCGGCCGCGACTTGCTCGAAGGGAACGCGCGCCGAGGCGGCGACCGGGCCGACATAGCGCATCGCCACGCCCAAATCTTCGAGCGTGGTGTTGGTGTGCGTGAAGGTCGAAACGAGCACATCGTTCGCATGCGCCAGCTCATCGATGTGAAGCCGAAAGCCGGCCATCACGTTATCGACGACGCTCGTCGCTTGCGCCATCTCAAGGCCGGAAGCGGCCGCGAGCCGCATCACTTGCGGCAGCGCCGCGAGCATCTTCGATGCGTTGTAGCCCATCATCGCCATGATGCCGAGCGCATCGGCCGCATCGGTGGCGGTGAACTTAGTGGTCGCGCCCATCTGGCGCGCTTCAGCTTCGAGCGCGCGCATCGACTCGGCGCTCGATTGGCTGAGGGCTTGCACGCGGAACATCGCCGCCTGGAAGTCGCCGGAAACTTCGAGCGCGTGGCGGCCGAACTCTTCAAGCGGCAAAGTCAGGTAGAGCGAAAGCGTCTTTCCGACATCTTTCATCGAGCGGCCGATGTGATCCATCTGGCCGGCGAAGGCGCGCATCTGGCCGGCCGCGCCATTGAGGCCGGTGGTCAATCCGCTGATATCCGCACGGATGCGGATCGTCATGCCATCGAGAAGTCCCATGGCCGCAAGTGTGGCGTCGCCAGCGCCGGCGGCGGAAAGGGGCTCGATTAGCGGCTATATGATTAGCTGCTCAGAGAGCGGGCGCGGGGGCCTTTGCTGCTCGCGCGCGCTTCTCGGCCGCGACGCGCGCTTTCGCGACGGCCACAGGCTCATCGGGATAGTCGGCTTCGAGCTTCGCCAGCTCGGCGCGCGTCATATATTTCGATGGACCGCCGGCGCCCTTGGACTTCGCGTAGCCGTCAGCGGCCAACAACCACTCGCGCAAGCTCAGCGACCAAAAATCTTCCGGCCTCATTCGCATCGCGCCGAGGCCAAGCTCGATCCAGCTCTCCCAAGGAGTCGCTGGATCGGCGTCGGCGGCTACACCTGGGGGCCGGGCGTTGCCTCGCCTTCAGGCTGAAGCAAGCCGGCGGCGACAAAAGCGGCGACGATGGCTGAGCCGGCCGAATTGGGATCGAAGGGCTCGCGGCCGACTTCCTCATCGGTGAGGTCCGCGCCACCGCCGCGCACAAGCGCGCCGATGAGCGTGCGGATCTGGCGCATGGTTGGCTTGCTCAGCGCTTGGCCCATCTCGGCAAGCTGCATCCCCAAGCCGTCCTCGATTTCGACGATCGCATTGAGCGTCAGAACCAGCGGATACTTTTTGTCGCCGAGCTTGATGGCCGCCTCGGCCGATTGGCCGCGAAAGCGATTGACTGGCTCGCGCACCGCCGGCGCCGCGGTGGTTGCGCGCGGGGCTTTCGCCCCGTCGCGCGCTGCCTTCTTCGCCGCCATTAGCGAGTGAGCCTAAAGGCCGCCACGGACACAGAAGTGACGGCGCTGAAGGTGATATGAGCGAGGCCCGAGGCGTCGATATAGGCCGGATAAATCGGCCCTACGAGAAGGTCGCCGGTGGTCGCTGGAACGGTCACCGTGATATCTGGCACTGATGCTGTGCCGACGCCCGGCGCATTGAAGCTGGCTTGCTGGTGCACAATGGTGAGCGTGATGGGCGAGCCGTTGGCGTTAGTGACGCGCAAGAAGGTCCGCTGATCGCTCGAAGCCTGGAAGCTTGAGCCGCCGGCATTGGCGGCGGAAGCCGCCGTCGAATAGCCGGCGCCGGTGACATCGCGGACCGTGATGGACGTTTCGACCGCGAAAGCGGGGGCGGCGAGGGCGCCGAAGGCCGCGAGCGCGAGAAGCGCCGAGGCGATGAGATTGCGGAAAGACTTCATGGGGGCCAGCTCCAAAAACGAAAGGGACGCACCTTTGCGGGTGCGCCCCCTTGCTGAACTGTCTTCGGTTACTGGCGAGTTTACGCGGCCGGCGTGAAGGCCAGCTCCTCGGCGCTGTCGAAGCTGAAGCTATAGGTCGCCTCACCGTCGAAATTGCCGTCATATTGGAGGTCGCCGATGGCGAAGGCGCCCTGGAAGGTGCCGACGCCCGGCACGATCATCTGAAAATCAGGCGCGACGCGATTGAGCTTGTTGCTCAGGAGCCGCTTTTCGACCGCCGAGGACTTGATGACGCCCGAGCCGGAAACCATCAGGGCCATCATCCCGGCGCCCATCAGAAGCTCTTGCCAAGCGCCCGGCGAGTCGGCCGAAGAGACGTTGGCGTTCGCATCGCTGAGCTTGAGCTGAGCGCTTTTCGCGCCGGCGAGCGTCGTGAACGTGCCGTCCACATCCATCTTAATCAGAACGTCGCGGCCGTATTGGGCGCCCATGTCAAATCTCCGAAGTCAAAGCTCGCCAGCGTTGCATGCCCGCGTATCGCTTGGCCCCCTCGTCGGGGTCGGGCGTCACGCTCTCGAATTGCCACTCTAGGATTGACAATTCGTGTCCGGATAGCTGAGCGGGCGCGAGGCCGGTGCGAAGGCTTTGCCGGAAAGCCTCGAAAATGGCACGCGCTTCCTTGTCGCCCTCATAATCGCCCTCAAGGTAGAAGCGGATATCGAGGGCCGCGCCCCGGTCGCTCTTGGTGTCATTGGGTGCATTTTCCAGGCGCACCACCACGAAAGGGAAGGCCGTTCCAGGCGGCGCGCCGGCCGAGCCGAAGATGCGCGGCGAAGCACCGAGCGCGGTCGCGCGAACCCCGGCGTCGGCCTTGAGCCTGTCGATGATGGCGCGGCGAACCACGCTGGCGGCATTGGTGGCCATGCTTAGAGCCTCGTGACTTTGCGGTCAGCGCCGAAGACGGCTTGAATGGCGGCGATAAGCGCGGCGGCGACTTCCTCGCGCGTTTCGCTGAAGGCGCGCGAGAGCCAAGGACGGCCGCCCCTGGCCGGGTCTTTGGTTTCCAGATACTCGCCATATTTGAGCGCCGTGCCGACATCGACGTGCAAGCTCAGCTCGTTGACTTCGGTATCGACGCTCCGCATCAGCGCGCCGAGATTGGCGGCCGGATATTCGCCGGGCGCGGAAGCGCGATGCTTGACGCCGCCGCGCTTATAGAGGCGGCCGGTCTTTGGCCCCTTACGGATGCCGTTGACCGCTTTGTTGCGGACGATTTGCCCGACCATGAAAAGCGCGCGCACCAGCGCGCGGCGCGATTGCTCGGGCTTGGCCTGCAGCGCGCGGATGAGCGACTCCGAACCGTCGATCTCGATGCGGATCACAGCGCGCCCCCCTCGACACAGCCAAGCTCAAGCTCCCAGCCGTCGTTCATGGGATCGATCGCGTACTTGATGGAAAGCGAGCGCGTCGATCCGGCGCGGTCGATGAAGCGAAGAATATGGTTGGGCGTCTTGCCAAGCCAGAGCGCGGCGAGGTCCGGGCGCCAGCGGATGCAAACGGCGTGCGTGATTTGAGCCTGTTGCATCTCGGCGCGGCGAAGCTGCTTCCAGCTCGCCGGCGCGACGCTTCCCCAGATCTCCGGCGCGGCCGCGTTCGCCACATAGGTGGTCGTGCGGCCATCCTCGCCGTCATCGGCATAGGTGATGTCGAGCAATTCCAGCAAGGTATCGTAATCGCCGGCGTCCATCAGGCGAGCCTCGGCGAGCGATAGGCCGCCATCAAATCGGAAACGCCCTTGATGATATCGGAAGAGACGCCGCGCCCGAGGGCGGTCAGCGAGGCCGAGCGATTGCGATACCAGTGCGCGATGAGCAGCCGCAGCGCTTGCTTGATATCTTCCGGCACATGCGCCGCATCCTCCCAGCCGGTCGTGAAATCGACCTCGATGCCGCTGCGCGAGCGCGAGGGGATTGGCGTCGAGGCCCCATCTTGCACGGCCGCGTAGGCTTGGCGCCCCTCGATGAGCAAAAAGCCGCTCAGCGATTGCGTCGCCATCGATGAGCCGTCCCAGACGCGCACCGCGGTGATGGCGCCGACCGGATAGGGGCGAAGCGGCAAGCCATCGGCGGGCCACCAATCGGCGGTCGCGCGCCAGCTCTGAGAGATGAGAGCCAGGCCCCAGCCGCTTTCGACATAGGTGCGCGCGGCCGCGATGATGGAAGTGATGAGCGAGTCCTCGCCGCTGTGCTGGACTTTCAGGTGCGCCTTGGCCTCGGCGAGCGAGAGCGGCTCGGTGTTCGGGGCGGTGATTTGCTTGAAGCTCGGGCGCGCGCTGTGCGTGCGCCGCTGATCCATCCGGCCGGCCAGATTGCTCGTGAGCATGGTAGCTCTCCTTGAAACAGAAAGGGCGGGGGCATCGCTGCCGCCCGCCCCCTCCGTGGTGCTCTTGCGAGCCTATTAGCTCGCGGGATCGAAATTCGGCTCTTCCAGGATCGCCAGCGCCGAGACCGGCGTGGCCGTGCCATGCGTGCCAGAATAGTCGGCGATGGCTTTCAGATAGCGCTTGGCGCCGCGATAGCCGACGCCGAAGACGGCCGGAATTTTCGCGTTCGCATCGGCCGTGAAGACGACGCCATTGGTGTCGGGCGCCGCGAGGCCGGTGGCGACAATGCCTTTCGGGATGATGATGTCGGACGCGCCGACCGCCACCCAAGTCGAATTGTCGTCGCTGTGCTGGATGGTCGCCGCAATCTTATCGGTGCCGCTGAGCGTGATGCCCTCGGCGCCCAAATTGAAGACGATGCTCGCGGCATTGTAGCCGTTCAAATCGACCGTCCCGTTTTGATCGGCGGTCGCGGCGACCGGGCCGAAAAGCTGGACGAACTTCTTTTCATTGATTTCATCGGCGAACATGGGCGGGGCCTTCCTTGCGCTTTGCCTGAGCTAGAAGTGGTGGCTTCTACTGGCTCAGGCCCGGTCGCGTTTCCGCGCCGGGCCTTTGCTCAGATGGTGCTCGCTTAGTGCGTCTGGATCGCCTTGAAGGCTTCGGTCACAAGGTGGCCGCCGCCAACGCGCTTGGTCATGTAGAACAGCACGTAGGGCTTCGCTGAGAAGGGGTCGCGAAGCGTGCGAACGCCGACGCGGTCGACGATTTGGTAGGCGCGCTGGAAATCGCCGAAGGCGACCGGCAGCGCGTTGTCGGCGATGTCCGGCATGTGGTCGCAAACCGTGGTCGGGTAGCCGAGGAACGTCGCGGCGACGCCGAGCTGGTTGGACGGTTGCCACAGATATTGGCCGGTCGAGTCCTTCACCGTGCGGATCGAGCCCTCGGTGAGAGCCGAATAGAGCCAGCGCGCATTCTGGCGATACTTCGCGCGCAAGCGGCTGACGAGCTGAATGAAGATATCGAAGCCGGTGCCGAAGCCAGTGGCCGAGCCGGTTTGCAGGACGCCCAAGCGGCCTTGCGCGGCGCGCGCAGCGCCGGTCGCCGTTTCCACGGTCGTGGTGAGCGAGAGCAAGCCGAACGGCTTGTTGGTGCCCGAGCCCGTGAAGAAGGCGGTCGACTCGGCATCGTCGAAAGCTTCCACCGCTTCTTGGGCGATGAACTCTTCGAGGTTCACATAGGCGTCGTCGAGGATCGACTGAGAGGCGCCCGGCATCGCATAGATTTCATGCAGCGGGATGGAAATCTCGGCGAGGTCCGCGGTGGTCGTCGAGGGGCGGCCTTCCAGCTCGCCCACCCAGCCGGAAGTGCTGTTGGACTTGCTGATGGGCTTCTTGAAGGCGGTGCCGCCGATGGTGCGGACCGCGAAGATTTGGCGCGCCGGCGAGATGTTGCGGCTGAGCTTGGCGATCTCGCGATCCAGCTCGACGTTGGTCAGATAGCCGCCTTCGGTGTTGTCGCCGACCGACATGGCGCGCTTCTCGATCTTCTGACCGATATCGCCCCGGCGAAGGTAGCGATGGAACTCGGCGCGATATTCCGGGTCCGCGCCCGGCAATTCGTCGGCACCTTCCTTGGCCGCGCCGGCGCGCTTCACACGCACTTCCATCGCGTCCATCTGAGTGCGGACTTCCTTGATCGCCGCGTCGATCTTTTTCATTTCCTCGGTGATGAGCGGGTCCGCCGCGCCACGCTTTTCGAGGGCCGCAATGCGCGTTTCATTGGCCGCGCGCTCATCGGAGACGAGCTTCAGCAGCTCATCGACCTTCTGCTTGACCTCGACGATGCTCGGGCCGCTGTCCTCGCCATCGCGGCACTCAAGGCCGGCCGGCTTGGCAGCGTTGCCGCGAGCGCGCGGCGCGATCAGGGGGGCGGCCAGGGCGGCCAGAAGAGCGGTGCGGCGGGCGTTCATGTGCGGGTTTCCTTCTCAGCGCTTGAGCGACGAAATCGCGTTATCCAACGCGCTCATCAATTCTCGGTTAACGGATCGGCTTTGTGCGGCCTTAACGGTATTGAGCAGCGCACGCGCCGCTTCCGCATTGACCTTCGCGGGCGCATCCCGCGCCTCGTCGCCTTCAGGGCTCGCCGCATCCCGCGCCTGAGCATCCTTCGGCTTCCACTGACCGGCGAGCGTCTTGGCCGCATCCCGCGCCATGCCGGCGCCGATCAGGAATTTTTCTACTTCACGCCGGCTCATGTCGGGGCGGATAGCCGAGCGCAGGCTGGTTTCATCGATAGCCGAGCCGGGAACGGCCGCGCGCTCGACCAGGCTGATCTCGTAGAGGTCGGCCTTGGTGATATAGCGGGTGTAAGTCTCCCAATCGTTTTCATTCTCGATGCGCTCGTCGATGGCGACGAAGCCGATGCTCAGACCCTTGGCGATATCCTCGGCGACAAGCGCCTTGGCGTGGTCGCCGAACACCGAATTGATGAAGCGCCCTTTGACCCAGAGGCCCTTGTTGTCCTCGCGCATATCGAGCCACTGGCCGATGAGGTTGTCCCAATCGTGCTGGAGGTAGAAGCTCGGCAGATCCTGCTTCGAGCGCCAATCGGCCAGCGTCGCCGCGAAGACGCCGGGCTCCCAAACGCACTTGTAGGAATCCTTCACGCCATAGACGCAGCCATAGCCTTCGAACTCGCGCGTTTCCGGATTGAGCTTGAAGTCTTGCAGGCCCGGCTGGAAGCGGTGCTCGCGCGCGCCCTTAATCAAAGCCGGCGGCTTGATGAGGGCGGCGCCATCCGCGCGAAATTCGAGACCGGCGGGGCGGATGCGGCGGGCGGCGTTCATGGGGCATACTCCAGAAGGATTGTGCAGCGACAATTGATGATTTCGCCGGCGGGGCCTTTAGGATCGCCGGGATACTCCAGATAAGTTTCGCCAACCTTGAAGCGGGCGGATTGAGCCACAATCTGGCCGTCCGCCGCATGATGGCTGGCGCGGGTGCGCTCATCCTCGACCGCCGCCCATCGCTTGTGCACGGAAACGCCATGCGCCTCGGCCGCGCCAAGAAGCCCGGCGTTCTGCGCCGCGCCGATCTCGGTCCGGGCGATGGTGCGGGCGCGCTGAACGCTGAGCTGGCCGGTCGCCAGCGCGCGCCGCAAGGCGACGGCCGCCGCATCCGGGCCGAGGCCAGCGGCCGCCGATTGCGCGAGGCTCTCGGTGATGATGCTCTGGCTCTTTTCCGCGATCTGGCGCGCGCGGAGCGGGCCTTGCGCGCGGATGAGATCGGCAACGCGCGCGCCGAAGCCGGCGCCATCATCGCGGCGCTCAGCCTTCAGCATGGCGCGGCCGATATTGGCGAAGTCCGTGCCAGCGCGCGCGTATGCGCTTTCCAAGATCAGCTCGACGCGATTGCGATGGAAATCGACGCCCCAGCGCTGCGCGACGACTTCCTCGGCGCATTGAAAAAGCTCGCGCCGGACTTGCCGCAAAAGCGAACGCTCGGCTTGATGCCGAGCGCGCGCCAGAGAGGCCAGCCATCGGGCTCGTTCCTCATCCGTCATTGCAGCGTGGAGCCATAAGCGGTCTTGCCGGCCGCCAGCGGATTCGGCGGCGCGGCGCTCACCACGTCCTCAAGCGTCGCATTGCCGATGGCGACGAGAATGTGATCGCCATCCGGCACCGGCTCATATCCAAGCGCCTCGCGCTTTTCGTTGACCTTCAAGAAGCTCGCCGCGTTGACGCGCTCCCAGCGATCCTTCTTCGCCGATTCAGCGATGGGCGAGCCTTCGATGTCGAGCTTGATGCTGATGCTTGGCGAGAGCGGCCGCACCCATGCGGTGAGCTTCTTTTGCAAGAGCTTCGCCAGCGGAAGGACGGTGAACTCCCAAAACGCCAGCTTGGCCTCGGCGAAGTTGGCGAAGGTGTTGTCGCCCTTGATGCCGAGCATCAGCGGCGGCACGCCCAGCGCCAGCGCAATCTCGCGCGCGGCCGCCGAGCGTCCTTCGCCGGATTCCAAGTCCTTCGGCGACAGGCCCATCTGCTCCCAGCGCAGGCCGCCATCGAGAAGCATCGGCCGGCCAGCATTGCCGGTGCCCTGATGATGATCCTCCATTTCGTTCTTCAGGCGGTCATATGAGGCATCGCTGAGCGAAGCCGGGCCTTCCTTCGGCTCGTAAACCATCGCGCCGCTCGGGCGCGCGCTGTTGGTATAGAGCGCCTTCTGGTAGGCGACAGCTTGGTTGTGCTCATCGCCAGCGCCCGAGGCCGGGCCGAGCGACGGCAAGCCGCGCCATTGATCGCGCGGGTGCCAATTCTTGATGTGCAAGATCGGCCGAAAAGTGAGCGGCTTCGGATCGATATCGAAGCGCACGCTGCCGCCCATGCCCTCGTAGATGTAGGCCGCAACGGTTCCATCCTCGGCCGGCAGCGGATTGGTTTTGTCCGGGCGAAGCGCGTTGATCTCCGCGAGCGCGCCGCGATCCAGGCGCACGCCTTCCAGGAAGCACTCGCCGGCGAGCACCAAGTGGCCGACGATCGCATCGACCAGCTCTTCCCAAACTTGATCCGGATTGGGCGCATCGAAGACCAGGCGCATCGGATGCTCTGGCGCGACTTCCTTCTCGCCATCCATGATAATGACCGGCATCGACTTGAGCGCATCGGCGATGAAGCGGATGCAGCGATAGACTACCGGGTTCGACTCGTAGCCTTCCTTCGCCAAGTCCTCATACTTGATTTCAGTGCGGCGAATCTGGCCGCCGGTGGCGATGAAGATGAGCCGGCCGACCGCGCTGGCGCGCTGCTCGAAGGCGCGCGGGAAGAGCGCGATGCCGCGCCCAAGCGCGGCGCGGCTCTGGCCGAAAGAGCGGCCGGCGAATGAAGCGACCCGGGTCCAGGCGCGCGAGAGGGGATTAGAAGCCATGACGCTGAGCTTCGCTCGGGCGCCGGCCTTGGTTGAAAGCGGGAAAATTAGAGCGAGCGGATGCGCGGTTCGTTGAGCGCGCCTTTCGCCAATTCGAGCAAGCACCATACCGCGGCGTCGGCGCGGTTGGGCGATGCGCCACCCTTATAGCCTTGCGTGGTGAAGTTTCGATATTCGTCTTCGAGCGCGCCGAGGCCGGCGACATGCGTCACCTTGCCTTGCTCGTAGAGCATTGAGACTGGCTCGGCGCGAAGATGCTTGCCGCGCGAGGCGCTGATGAGCTTGACCGGCGCGCTCGGGCGATAGCCTTGGATGACGGCGCGGACCATATCGCCCCCATAGTTCTTTTCGCCAAGGATGAGATCGGCGCCGAGCTCATCGAAGAGCCTCACCGACTCGCCAGCCCAGCCCTCGGGTGAGCGACGCTCGGTGCGATCTTGCAAAACCACATAATGCTCGGGCCGGTCCCTCAGCTCGCCGGCGGCGATGATGCCTTGCGGATCGCCTTCATCATCGCCGCTTGAGCCGGATGGATCGACCGCGATCACGATGCGCGAGAACATATCGGGCGTAAATGTCTCGCCCGGCTTGGCGAGGCATCGCTCAAGAACCTCATGCGTCCAGAGCGCGCCCGGCAAATCATCGAGAAGCTCGCCGTAAAGCTCTTGCTTGCCGAGGCGCGTGCCCTCGTAGCGCTTCCGCATCTGGACGATGAACTTCGGGCTGAGATTGGCGATGTTGTCGAAGGTCGCGCCGCGCGTGATTGCAACATCGGGGTCGCTGAGGAGCTCGCGGATCTGCGGAAGCGGGCGCGGCGTCGTCAGCGCCGCAATTTGAGGCGAGGGGCCAAGGCGCGTGGCAAGCAAGAGGTTCGACCACGCATCTTCAAAGTAGGGCCACGCCGCAATCTCATCGGCAAGCGCCGCGCCGAATTGCGGGCCGCGCATCTGATCCGGCTCCTCAGCGGTGAAGGTGGTGGCATAGACGCCGTTCGACCAAGTGATGCGGCGCTTCGATGGCTCATAATTCGGCCGGCGCCAGGGCGGCGAGCGCGCCATGATGCCGGTCGGGCCCTCGATGAGCACGTCGCGCACATCGGCGGCCGTGCGCCCGATGATGGCGAGCGGCACATCGGGCGTGCCTTCGGCGACCTTTTCCAGAAACCACTCGACGCCCATGCGCGTTTTGCCGAAGCCGCGCCCGGCGAGCCCCAGCCAAATATGCCAATCACCGCCGCTCTGGCTCAGCGATGGCGGAAGCTGATTCTCGCGCGCCCACCAGGTGCGCCAGTCGAATTGCGCGACCAGCGCCGCTTCGTCGTCAATGGACTCGCTCTGAATTAGCTGGCTGAGGAGCTTCAGCCTCGGCGCCGCTTCCTTCGTTGTTCGCGGCAAGTGCTCGACCAACTTCCTGAGCGAGTCGCTCTCTTGCGCCGGCGGTCGGGTCGCTAATTTCGACGACATTGGTTTCCTTCCAGCCGGCCTGCGTCTTCATGATGAAGATCGCGCTAACGCGGTCAGGCTTCAGCTCGCTTTGAATGAGCCGGCCCTGCGCGTCATAGGCGGCCGGCCGGCCCACGGCGGCTTGGAAGAGCGTCGCGCCGACCTTGGCGAGCATCTTGGCTTTGCCGAACTTCAGCTCTTCGCCGTAATGCGCCTTGAGCGTCGGCACGCTGATGTCGAGCATCGCCGCGATCACGGTTTGCTGGATGCCGACAGCGACGAGAAGCTCGACGTGCTGGCGGGTCTTGGGGCTTGGCTGATGCGCTTCCATGGCCCTGAGCGTCGGCCTGATCCGGGGCGGGGCGGATTGCCGGCCGAGCGGCGGACGACAAGGGGGGTTGAACCGTTGGGATTGGTCCCATAGTACGCTGCATGAGCCGGGGCGGATTCGCCGCCAAGGCGAGGGGGAAAGCCCAATGGCCCGCAAGCCGCATCCGACCGACTTCCGCGACGCGCGCTGGCTCGCCGAAGCGGTCCACTTCAATGCAATGATCTTTCTCGGCGCCGGCCGCTATGACCGCACCGATGAAATCCCGACTCTCGAAGCCGCCAAGGCCGAGGCCGCTCGCCTCGTCGCCAAGCATCCAGGCAAACGCGCGCTCATCTACGGCGTCACGCGCGAAGGCCGCTCAGTCATGTGGACGCCCGAATTGGAGAATCTGAAAATGGACACCAGCATCATCGGCAAGACCTACTCCGCAAAATCCGCCGCCGTGCGCGCGCTCAAGGCGTCGGGCTTGATGCCCGATCAAGCCGAAGTGCAACCCGATGGCGCGCGCTTCATCATCGCCAAGCCGGCAAGCAAGGCGGCCATGGCGGCCGCCAGCGCCAAGCCAGCCAAGCGCACCGATGATGCGCCGCGCCGGCCTCAGCTTCCGATCCGCGCCAAGGCGCCCGAGCCCAAGCCGGCCGCGAAGGCCGCCAGCGTCGGGCCCACGCGCATCGCCAAGGGCGCGGACGTGAAGCAGCTTCGCCGCGCGCCGGCGCCGAGCATCAAGCCGCGCCGCGCCAGCGATGAGAATCAGCCGAAGACGCGCACGCACTACGACCGCTCTGGCGCCAAGGCCGCGCGCGAGGCGGGCGCGCCCAAGCGCACCAACCATGCTTTCGCCGAAGCCATGGCGGCCGCTGAGCGCGGCGTGATGCCGAAGGCCCCAGACTTCAGCTCTGACACGCACCGCCCTTATCGGGCGCGCCTCGCCGAGCAGATTGCCATGCTCAAGGCCGGCGACCTCAAGGGGCTGCAGGCCATCATCTTCCACCGCGAGTCATCCTCGCTCAATGCGCTCAAGCGCTTCCGCGATTTGAGCGTGGCCTATCTGAAGGCGAAGAAGCGCTGAGCCCAGCGCCCGGCGATAATCCCCAGCGGCGGCTCGAAAGGGCCGCCGCTTTCGGTTTCAGCGCTTGCCACATCTTGGGATGCTTCCCATAAAGGGGCCGCCGCCGCCGGATTCCTGGCGGGGCTCCAAGGGGAAGAAAAAATGGCAACTCTCATGCGCGCTTCGAACCAGTGGGCGAGCCGCCCAGCCGACGAGCGCTATCTCTCGCTAACTGACATGCAGGCCACGATGCGGACCAACCGCGAAAAAAGCCGGGCCGGCGCTATCAGCTCGCGGCGGCTTCTGGCCGAACCGCTTCCAGATGAAAGCAATCCCAAAGTCGGCGGCATGCAAATCATCGGCACGCGCGATGAGCCGGCCGCGCCTTCGCATTGGGCTTTCGGTCAGATCGCGGCTCTCGCCGGCGCGCCGCCGGCATATCTTCGCTGCCTCGCGCCGACGATGGCGGCCGATTGCATCAACTATGGCCTTCGCTATTTGCGCGACATCTCTGACGTTGGCGTGCTGAGCCGCGACGAGACCGAGGCCGGCGCCGGCGCTGAGCTGCTTGCCGCCACCGGCCCTAATTATGGGCGCATCTGGAATAGCGATGTGCTGAGCGCGCTCATCGATAAATTCGGCGACGGCCGCACTGGCGCCTTCCGCGTGCCGGGCGAGTTTGGCAAGCCGGTCCCCATCACCAAGGACAACACCACGCTTTATGCGAGCGATCGCGATATGTTCGTCTTTCTCGCCGATGAGGGCCATGCCTTCGAGGTCGAGGGGCGGCGCAATCGCAAGGCCGGCTTGATGAGCCGGGGCTTCTTCCTTTGGAATAGCGAAGTCGGCTCGGCCTCGATGGGGATCGGCACATTCCTCTTCGATTATGTCTGTTCGAACCGCATCGTCTGGGGCGCTCAGCAATATCAGGAGATCCGCTTGCGCCACACGGCCAGCGCGCCGGACAAATTCATCGAGCAAGTCGCGCCGGCGCTCGAAGCTTATGAGAAGTCGAGCACCGAAGGCATCGAGCAAACCATCAAGGCCGCTCAGGCCAAGCGGCTCGGCGATGCGGACGATGTGATGAAGTTTCTTGAGAAGCGCTTCAGCGCCCGCGAGAGCGCGGCCATCATCGCCGCGCATGAGCTGGAAGAGGGCCGGCCGATTGAGACGGTCTTCGATGCCGTGACTGGGGCAACGGCCTATGCGCGCGGGCGCAATCATCAAGACGTGCGCGTTCCGCTTGAGCGCCAAGCCGGCAAGCTTCTCGATCTCGTCGCCGCCTGATCACGGCGCGAGCTAGGCCGTCGCGCTCATCGGACCCCGAGCGCGGCGGCCGCCCTTTTTTTTCATCTTCAGGAGGAATGCAATGACGAACGAACAAGAGCCGCGCGATGCCGCGAGCATCGATGAGAGCCCGCTCGGCCCGGCGCAAGTGGCCTGCGCCAAGGCCGGCATCTTCGGCAATCGCCTCGCCGGCCAGCTCATCCCGCTAATCGCAATGCGCCTGACTCCAGAAGCGCCGGCAATGCGCGAGTTTGTCGGGCTCATCGACCAAACGCATGAGGCGTTTCAGCTTGCCGCGAGCGAGCTGATGGCGCTGAAGACAAGCATCGAAGGGGGCGGCCGTGGTTGAACTTCCCATCACTGACGAGAGCTTTCGCGGCTCTGGCGTGCCCGAGCATATCCGCGATGGCATCGCGCGCTATATCAACCACGGCGACCCGGTAGGCGGCTTCCTCTCGGCCTTTCTCGACAATGAGCTGAAAGAAGCTTTCGGCGCCGCCGACGACATCAACCAGCGCGCCATGCTCGACATTGTGCGCTGGTTCTACAATCGCGCGCCGAGCCAATGCTGGGGCGGCGTCGAGAACCGCCGGCGTTGGCAAGAGCAAGGTGGCGCGCTCGGGCCGCGCAATCCGCGCCCACTTCCGGCGCTTCGCATGGCCGTCGCCGGCGAGGGCGGCCGGCTCAGCGGCTTCATTCAATTCGCCGCCTACTCTGATGGCTCGCTGGCGATGGTGGTGCGCCAGAATGCAACGCCAGACAGCGAGGCGCTCTATAAGGCCACCGTCTTTCTCGCGGCGGCCCCGGCCCCGGCGCTCGGCCCCGGCGAATGCTGGATCAAAACATGGAGCGAGAATGAGGGCGTGCTCGAAGCGCTCGAAGCCTCGGGCATCGTCGAACAAGTCGGCGAGTGCTTTCATGCTTCAGACTTTGCGCGCGCCCATCGCGTGAAGCTGACGCCGGCGGCGCTCGCGGAATATCAGCGCCAGCGGGAGGCCGGCATATGAAACGCACCATCACAATCGAGCTGACGCTGGAAGACATCAGCACCATCGTCGCCGCCACGGCGTCCTATCGATACCTCTTGATGAAGCACGGCGCGAGCGTCGCGGCGGCGCTTGGCGTGATCGCCACATATGAGGGCGTGCCCGAGCCGGCGCGCGATGAAGCCGCGCTCGTCGATTTCCTGGAGCGCGTCACAAACCAAGCGGCGCAGGCGACGATGGAGATGGGGGCGGGCGATGCAAGCCGGCATTAGCCTCAGCGCCTTCGCGCGCGGCATGGAGCGCATGGCGCATGCTATGCGCTCTCTTCAGGAGAAAGAGCGGCTGGAGGCCATCCGCATCGCCGCGCTCGATAGCGGCAAGGGCCGAGGCACGCTCCAAGAGAACTTCCTTCGCTCGCTTCGAGCGCAAGGCTTCGAGGTCATCAAAACTAGCGAAAGCCGCAATGGGCGGCGATGGAGGAGAGTATGAAAACAGTCACCATCAGCATGGCCGCGTCGGCCGAGATCGACCGCATCAGGGCGCGCGGCGAGGGGGACTTTATCCCGCATCTCGCGCAGCGCGTGCGCGAGGATGGCTTTGTCGATCTGGATATGGACGACCCTTGGGTTGAGGCGCTCGCGAACGAAGCGCGGGAGGGCGAGGATCAGAGCGCCGTCATCCTTCGCCTCGGGCAAAAATGGCCGCGCGAAGAGCCGACGCCATTTCCTGATCCGGCGAACGATGCAAAGCTCGCTTGATGCATGGGCTTGGCGGCTCGAAGTTAGGGCCGAGGCCGCCGGCTTGAAATGCTAGAGCGGGAAGGGCGCCCAGCCTCATCAGCCGGGCGCCCTTTTTTCGAGCCGGCTTTAGCCAGTTTCGCTCGGCTCGCCCATCTCTACGTCGCCGATGGCTTCGACCGCTTTGCGCGGATCGCCCTTGACGAACACGAGCACGTTCTGATGCGTCTTGCCGAGCTTGCGGCTGACTTGGAATTGGCGCGAGGCGCGGATGGGAAGCGAGCCCACCGCCGTGACCAGGATGGCTTCGTTGTAGAGCATCGCGCCGGCGTCCTGAAATGCCGCGATGGTGTCGCTGACGAAGTTGCGATAAAGCCCGCGCCCATCACGAAAGTCGCCCACGCACATCGCCGCGAAGCGATCCGGCTTCAATCGATCGACAGCCGCTTTGATGATGCCGCGGTAGGCGATGAGAAAGTCCGCGTGCTCCATCGCGCTCAAATCATCGGCCGCGTCGCTATAGACTTCGAGATCGCCGTAGGGAGGGCATGAGAAAACGAAGTCGGCGAATTGCGTCGGCAGAGCTTCGCCCCATGCGCTCGCGAGCGCCGGAATGGCCTTGAGGCTGTCGCCCTGGACCCACTCAGGCTTCACTTGCGCGCCGATGCCGAGGAAGACATCAGGCGGCGCGGCTGGCGCTTGCGCTTCTGGCGCGGCCTCGCCCTCGGGCTCGACCTCTAAGCCATCGCCGCCGAAGAGCGCCTCGCCTTGCGCGCGATTGGCCTCGATTTGCTCGGGCCTGAGATCCACGCCGATGTAGCGCCGGCCAAGCT